ATCTTCTTCCAGCAAGGTTTGCTCAATCCGCCCTTCATGGTCTTAGTCACCAGCTCGATGTTCCGATAATCTTCATCGTATTCCGGGATTTCAATGCCATTTCTGCGGAAAACTTCTTCTGCCAATCCGTAGCAGTCCAGCCCGGTATGGTAATCTCTCCCGCTCCCCACAAAAGGGCATCCGATAAGGTCTGTGTATTTACTCATGCAGGTACACCCCTTTTTGGTCAATGCCCATGAATCCACCAAACCGCTTCGAATTGTTCCTTGCTCTGCAATCCGTCAGCGTGTGATTGCAGGTTTTCTTGTCAGAGGTGCATCCGCACATAATCCCTTTATAGACGAATCTGCAATGGTTCTTCATATATCGGTACAGCGGCCTTCTTGCGTTCAGAGGGTATCCAGAACCTAGTCTAAAGGTGATGCTCCGTTCGGTAGCCGTCGCATGGTTGTTGGTGAACAGTTCCTCAACGTCTGGTTCGCCGTCCATGTTTTCACTGTAAACAATCCGCAAGATAACTTGATAGCCATTGCCGCCGTTCGTATCTTCCAGCACCCCTTGCAAGGCTCTGGTGGTATTGTCTACGGTCAATTGGACTTCCGGCTCGCTCCCGGTCGAATCTTCTTTTACTGCATCTAGGGAGAATGGGAAGGCTTGATAGACCTTCCCTTTCCACCTCACATCTTCATTGTTTCTGCAAATCCGGATAACATTCTTGTCATCCTTGTTGTTCTTCGGCTCAATATCCAGCAGGATTAAATAGCATCCGGGAATATCCAGCCTATTCTTCGCTTGTTTACTGACCGTTGAGATATTCAGCACATCACTATGCCTCCTCGATTTCTAGCGTCACATTCCAATAGTCAAGGGAACTCATTTCGTGGTCTGGGTAACTGCTTACCCTTGCCGTGATTTCTTCCCCTGTACCGGGGTTCGTCCAGTTGAACATCTCGCACCCAAAATGGGCGATATTCCTCACCCAGTTGTCAAGGACTTTATAATCCTTCGTTGGAAGGTTGTTCCATGTAAGAGTGAACGTCCTGCGGCTTTTCGTCATTTTCCGGCGAACCTGTGTGCTTCCGTCCTCAAACTTACTTCTAATTGTGTTGTCCTCCGTCTTTTCCTTCAATGGATAATCCGGATTAGGTAAATTTGGAAACGCAATCAAGTCGTAGCCACCCCCTTAATAATCTCTCTCATGCCATTGGTATTGCGAGTTACAGCGTCAATCACAACGGAAATAATCATTCCTTTGGCATCAAATTTGACATCAGCATTGCTTGCTTTAACGTCCTGCCCGGACTTGTTGACAATCTCAACCTTCACATTCTGTGGGCCACCAGAAAGGGCTTCTCTGGTCTGCTTTGCTGTGTACACTCTGCTGGGTGTTACAGCGTCAATCAGTTCCGGCCCTTCCTCGCCAACAAGGGACAATCCATGAGCAATGCCGCCTTTGGCATGAGTGCCAATACTCATATTACCAATACTAATGACACCCGGCCCCGCCAATTTGAAATCGTATGTCGGGAATTTTATTTGCCTGCCAATTGAGATGCTTTTTCCAGCCGGGTTGAGCATACCGCCCAGCCAATTGAACAGGGGCTTTACAACGTACATCTCCATTGCCATCTTCCAGATTGCATTGATGATGGAGTTGGTAAGGTCATTCCATGCGGCCTTCATGTTCTCTGTAAGAGATTTCGTGCCGTCGATAATTCCGTTGTACATATTATCGAACCCGTTCTGGAAACTCCCAGTCACGGTTGTAATCATGTTCTGGTAGTCAATCTCATAGTTGGACAAGGACTGTCCAGCGTTCATCAATGCTCCTTCCAGGGTACTGTTCCTTCTGGTGTGTTGCTGTTCAATTACTCCTGTGAGCCGCTGTTCCAGCTTCACACGTTCATCTTTGGACAGCTCCTCGTAAGTAAGCAGGTCACTGATATAGCTCCGTTCATCTTCCAGCCGTTTGTCCAATTCAGCCTTGTATTGGTCGGTGGTCATCAGCCCCATCTTGTAGGAATAGCCCAGACGTTTCTGTTCTTCTTCCTGCTGGTCAATGGTATACTGCCGTTGCATCGTGGCTAAATGGTCACGGATTTTCTGGGTATAGGTTTCCAGTTGCTTATTGGCAACAGAGGTGTCAGCTCCATCTCCTGCATCTTTGCCCAGCTGGAATCGAATCTTGCTCAGTTCCTTTTGGTACTTAGCGGCTTCCCTTTTGTAATCGGGAATGTCCGGTGTCAAGTCAACAATCTTCTCGTTCAGAGAGTTTACAACCTTTAATACATCTTCTGCCGCTTTTGTTCTCTTGTCGGCTTCCTGTTGCTGACCAGTCAAGGCCGCAAGCTTTGCTTTCAGTTCGTCGGAAGTTTTTCCATCGGTACTTACTCCGCCCTTGTAAGGACTGATGTATCCCAGAACATAGGTTCCCGGCCCCATGGAAATGCTTCCTGTCTGGTGGAACGGGGACTGTGCGCCTTCTTCATCGGATATTCTACTCCCGGCAGAAGATGAGCTGTGAATAACGCCACCATTCCCATCATAGATTCCGACATGGCCGGGGCTTTCTTGTCCTGTTATTGGGTCTCTTACTTCATCGTCCGGCCCCATGATGTAGAAGACAATGTCGCCCTTCTTCATGCCTTCGGTGCCGTAATGAGCAATCCCCAGTGACTTCCCGGTTGCCCACATACTGGGTGCATAGTTGGTGGACAATTGACTTGCATATGTATCTTTAGCTCTTTCCAAGACGGAACTTACAAATTCTGCACAAGATTCCGGCCCCCAGTTCTCCTGTGCGTCCGCAATCGTGTCAGCCGTTGCAATGACACCATCCCGCATGGAGTCGTTCATTTTTTGCAGGGCATCGTACAGCTTTTGGCTGTACTCTTTCTGCTTTTGCTTTTCTCTTTCAGCGTCCCTTGCCGCCTTTTCAGCTTCTTGTTCCGCTTTCCTGCGGGATTTGTCCAGCTCTGCTTCGTTGGAGTCGTATTTAGGTGTAAGGTCGTTCGGGTTTGTGTCGTTCCCACTTCCGGGAGCGGTCTTGTATCCATCCCCTTTTAACAGGTTAAAGGCATCTCTGCTTTCTCCTGCCGTCCCTAATTCGGAACTGGGCTTATAGGCGTTCCATCCCATATAGTTAGCACTGGAAGAATCGTCTCTGTCATCATTACTCCCGCTTGTAGCAAACGGGTTGACACCAGCGTCGAAGCTCCGCTTCACTCCTACTGCAATGGAGCCACCCAGAAGGGCCGCAAAACCATACGGGCCATATTCCAGAGAGTATTTAGCCGCCGCTGTTGCTTTAAAGGCTTTTGCTAATTTACCCAACATGGGAATCAAGTTCTTGATAGAGCTAATTAGTATATCAGCTTGGAAGGCGGCATCGCCGATGCTCTGCGCCCACTCCAGAGCTTTATCAATGTTATCATCAGTCTGCCCTGTGAGCCGTTCATACATCTTGCCCAAAGAGCCAATCGAGAAGGAAAGCATACCGATTTTCCCAAGGCTGATGCCTGCCATGGCGTGGGATTTTTTGGTCATTCCAATGGATTCAGCCTGTTTGTCAATCTTTCCCTGTAAGGCTTCAATGGTCTGGGTAGCACCTGCGGTTTCAGCCGCATACATCTCTTTAATCAGAGGGATAAGGGTTTCAATCTGCACGCCCCGCTTTTGCAGAGTTTCGATGATAGCCCGAATCTTTGCGTTTACCTCTGTGCAGAGCTGGATTTCTTCTTCATTGCCCCGCTTCCGAACAGCCCGCATGGAAATGGCTTCCTGCTGTAAGAGCATCAATTGCTCTTTCTCTTGCTTCGTCAGCTGGACAACAGTTCCCCTAGCGTCAGCTTCTTTCCGTGCCTGTGCAATGATTTTCGCACCATTTTCAGCATTAAGCTGTCCTCTTTCCCGCTCTTGATTGACGATTTCAGCAATCTTTGCCGCTTGGTCAACATAGCCGGATGCCACGGCCTTCTCAATGGTGATTTTCAGATTCCCGGCTTCTTCGGATGTGAGATAGCCTTCCTGTACAGCTTCGGTAAGGGATTTGTAGGCATCTCTGACTTCAATTACAGCGTCCTTGTTCTTAGACAAGGAAAGGATTCTTTCGCTGTCGTAATCAAGAAGCAGTTTTGCCTGTTCTGTCATTGCAGACCAATCTTGCGAGATGTATTCTTTTGTGGAGTTGAGCAGAGTGTCGGTAGCAAACTTTGTCTGCTCAATAGCCGCTTTTTCGGCTAAATGCTTCTGTACACTCTGTTCGATAACTGCAATATCATCGAACCGTTTCTGCCGTACTGCATCTAGCTCCGCTCTTACAGCCGCAATAACATCTCTCTCGCTGGCCCCCGCTGCCTGCATCTGCTGTGCCAAATGTTCGGCCCCAAGAGCGTAGTTTTGGCTAAGTTCTTGCTTCTTCTGCGAAGCCCGGATTTCCCCAATCAGATTCCGCAAGGTTGTGTATCCCTGCCGTGTCTTTTTCAAATTAGAGAGTTCATCGGTAAACCTTTTGGACTCTGCATCCAGGGCGTCGTTCTGTAGCTTGTTGGTGGCCGCTAGTTCTTCCTGTTCTTGGATGTATCTAGTAGCCTTTTGGTTCATCCCAGCAATGACCAATTCTTGGGCTTTGGCTTGAATCTGTGCCGCTTGTTCAGCATCTACACCCAGTTTTCTCAGTTTTTCGGCAACTCTGGTAATAGATTCTTCTGCCCTCTTGCCAGAAACAACGTTGAAATATGCCCCTTTGGCTTCGTTTTCCTCGTTCTTAACCGTCTTTGGGGCATTGAGCATATTCTGGCCCGTAGTGTGATTCAGCCCGTTCAGAACGTCAGCATTGGCACTCACTTTGGCCATATTTTCAGCCAGTGTGTGGTACTTCTCGATTAGCTCAGAAGCGGCCTTTGCTCCCTTGTTGACAAGGGTATCGAACACCTTGTCTTGCATCTCGTTAGCCTTTTGGGCTTCAATGCCAGCTCTCCGGTATTCTTCTGCCAGTCCGGCAACAGGGCTGTCCTCTCCCCGCTTGCTTACCGTCAGCGTCCCAGACAGGATGTTTGCCATATCTTTGGCCAGATTATTGGCGACTCTCACGCCGTCTGTATAGCCAGACACCTTGTCTTGTACTTTCTGATACGCCTTGCCCAGAAGGGTTGTTGCTTGATAGGTGTGGTTGGTATCCTCAAATACCTTCCGCATATCCGCACTGACATTAGCCAGTACCGTGCTTCCCATATACCCGGCAACAATCATCGGGTTTTTCGCCCAATGCCCTAATACAGCGGCTCCTGCACTCGCCGTCAGTTTTCCCAGCGGTTTCAGAGCTTCTGCCGTCTTTATGGCTCCCTTGCTGATGTCCTCGATTTGACTTTTAAACTCTGTGTTGATTTGGAGCCGTTTTGTCGTCTTATCAATCTTCACAAAGTTATCGGCGACTTCCCCTAGCTGTTCTCTTGCATATTGGAACAGGGGTTCCATCCCCTCGCCAAAAGTCATTGACAGCCCGCTTTGCAGTCTGGCAAGAGTCCCTTTCCAGGTCTTAGCGGTATCAGCATTTGCCGCTTTGAAGCCTTCCAGACGTTCCATCAAGAATTTGAACAGGCCGCCGCTACTCTGCTTTGCCTTCTTAATATCGTCGTTGGTGATACCCAGAGCCGTAGCAAGAGTGGAAGAAGCCGGACGGATGTTGCCGGACAGGATGGAACGGAGCTCTTGTAAATACTGGTTGGAAGGAAGGCCCATATCCATTACTGCTTTAGATCCTACTGTAGCGAACTTTGCGATTTCGTCAATCTTTAGTCCTGCCCCGATACCCGGCCCCAGCAGTCCTCGGAAGGTGTCAACTAAATCTGCCGTATTCAGAGAAGCCATGAGAGCTTGCTCTCGCAGCGTTGACATAATCTTGCTGGATGCACTCAGAGCTTGATTCCATTGGAGCTGTCTGCCGTTCAGAGTGGTTACAGAGGACAGGATACCAGCAATCCCAATGCGGTTGCTTTCCAGCATCGAGTTGTATTCCCACCCGGAAGCTACGGTGTTTTGCAATACGCTTGCCATCGTGCGGAACGCATTGATGGAGATAGCGTATTTGGCCATGCTTGCCGCAAGGTTGGAGAAGTATCCAGACAGCTCTTGCGCATGGTGAATCTGCTTCTGCATCGAGTCAACAAGCGTGTCACTTGCCGTTGCGGCACTACCCATGCTAGAGGTTGACTTGCCCAGAGAGCTGACGAACCTGTCGTGGCTTCTGGCAATCTCATTCAATTTGTCAGACGCATTGTCCACAAGGGTAATGCTCATTCTTGTATCTAAACTCATAGTCTACCCCTTGTCTTTTAGATTCTTGATGTCTGCGGCCACACACAACGATTCCGCCTTACGCAGTCTATCCAGCATGGGTTTGGACAATCGAATGTGTTCAATTTCTGCTACGGTCTTAACATCTGACCAATTTAGCCCAGAGCGAAAGGCTCCTGCCCCACCTGCCACCCAATGGAAGCATCGTTGCACCTTCCGCCAGAACCTCAAAAAGAAATAGTTAGAGGGGGAAACGTCCGGCATCCTGTCCTCACACGTAGAGCAGTCCCGTGTTTCCCCTTTTAATTTGGCTATTTTTCGGCAGTCTTTGCAGTATTGTGGTCTGCCCTGGTCGTACCACTCCCAGAGCTTTTCAAGTTTTTTAAATCATCTTCTTCTACCTTGTTGGTCAGCTCCCAAGTTTTGTTGAAGATTGCAATAGCGGTTCCTGCGCTGATTTTCTGAATATCCACTTTAGGGTACATCATTTCCATCATGGCTTTTACGCACTGTGCGAACTTGCTTCCAGAGCCGATGTCCTTCTTGTCGATTTCATCCTTAATGGTTTCAAACTTAGCGTATTCTTCCAGATTTAGAGCTTTAATAGTGATTTGCATATTTTTTTCTCCCTTTTTATAAAGAAAGGGCGGTACGACTAACCGCCCTTTTGTTAATCAGCCTTGAAAGGCGTAGCTTGCCGTGCTGTTCACCAGAGTAAACATTACGCAAGTGTTGTCCGTGTTCGTGCTGTAGAATCCGGAGTAATCAAGTTCCTGCTTCAATCCGGCAGGGCCGCTGATGTCCGGGGATTTGTAGTTGAATTTGATTTCCGGCACTTTGATTGTCAGCGATTCCTGCCCTTTAATCAAGGGCAGTTCAATGCTGGACGTTTCATTGTTCAGTGCAGAGGTCAGCAGAGTGGTGTCATCGAAGAAGGCTTCCATCTTCCCGCTGGGTTTGATAATGCCTTCATTCAGTCTGGTTCTATACCCGTTACTGCCGATAGCATATCCGTCAGTATCCAGACCGAAGTCAATATCAAGGTCAAGGGAGGTGATAATAGCGGATTCTTTGCCGCCGATTTTCAGCCCTGCCGCTTGGAACTGGTTCAGTCTGCGCATTTCTACGTCCGTTGCCGCACCCAGAGCGCTTTTCTCAATCGTTTCCTTGCAACCTACACAAGTGATTTTACAGGTCAGCTCGTTGTCCCCGCCGAACTGGAAAGACATCTTGTTGACTTTAACACCAGCCGTTTTCAGAAATACGCCTTGGTCTGCCGCTTCTTTTTCGATAGTGGCAAAAGGCTGGGTCTTACCCGGTTTGAACACATGGGTATACAGGCCGCTAGATTCATCGTGGGTAGTGGTCGGGGAGCCGAAAGCGAAGGCCAGCCACCAGCCGAAGGCATTAACATCCAGCGGAACATCAATATCACCGTTGGAGTCATGGTTCCCCAGGATGGGTTCAGAAGCATCTCGTCTGCCAGTAATGGTGGCGGCATCATTGATGTTCTGGGAACCACTCAAAGAGTTGGTGTTAAACGGCAGGGACAGAACCTTGCCGGTTAAGTCTGTAGGCAACGTCCCGGCTTCTTTGTTTGCCACTTCGGGACACATCAGCAACCGGGAGTATACGCCAATTACTTGACTCATTAGTTCATCTCCTTAAAATTTCTCCATCGCAGACAGTCCGATTGTTTGTTGCATCTTCCATCTGCAATCAAGGGTGCCGCCCCAATGGGAGCCATCCGGTTCAATCGAACCTACAATGGTGGCTTCCACTTGGTTGAATGGGCGTTCCCCGTTGTTTCGTCTGGTAAGTTCCATCTGCACAAGATTCATCAGTTCCGCAAGGTTCTTACATCCTTCGTACATGGTGATTCCATCTACTTCAATGAGCTTGTTGCGCTCGGAAGCCACGCCAACGTACATCATGCAGGTGTATTCAACCTTGTGATTAACCTCCTCTCGTGTCCCTTCCCGCTTGGATAGTTCAGTAATCACGATGTATGGGCAATCTTTAGAGGTCGGGATTGTCTTGCGTAACAGTTCCCCCACATAAATTTTGATTTCCTTCCCGAACTTATCCATGCAATAAGCCTTGATTTTTTCGTCCTCGTTCAGATACCTTGCAAGCACCATCCCGACTTCTTCCATGAGATTCAGTTCAGTTAGCATCAGCCATACACCTTGTACTTTCTCCTAACAGGTTTGTTCTTACCATAGTCCTCGTTTTCAGTTATGTACTTCTGAACTTTTTCTTCTACATAAGGCCCCAGTTCCGATTCAATCTTGGATTGAACGGGTTCGAATACAGGACGGGCCGGAACGTCAATCTCCTGCTTTTCAGCACCCAGATTAATCAGCTTCCCACCAGATGCCTTTGCGGCTTGCGCCCAATAGGCACGAAGGGAAGGCGTCACGTTCCGTTGAAATCCTTCTTCCTGTTTACGGCCTTCAATAGAGGATGTTCGTGAAGTCCAACCGATTTTCACAACACCGTTGTCATATTCGTAGCCGATAGCATTACGTAATTTCCCGTACCACATCTTGGGTGCGGTGGTGACTAAAGCCTTCCGTGCGCTTCGTGGGAGTCGTTCTTCATAGCTCTCGCCGCCCGGTGAGCCGGATGCAACTTCTTCTTTAATTCGTTTCTGCGTATACCAACCAACCGATTTAGAAACCCATCTCAACCACTTGGCGTTTGTTTCGAGTGCTTTTTGAATTGCTGGTGTAATTGTGTCTTTAAGGTCGATTTCTATAATCATCGCCCTGTCACCCTTCCGCATTTAATGGTGTCCAATACGTAATGGCCACCTGCTTGGTCATGGTTCTCTACACGGGCAACGGAGTATTCATTCCCCGCATATTCGATGATGTCACCTTCCTGCGGTTCCGGTACATCGGTGTCCATGACCGAAAATGTGGCGTTGTCGCCCAGCCGTGCTTCTTCAATCGTCGTTGCCGCATTGTTCCAGTCCGTCCGCGCCAGTGTTGCACCGATTTCAACAAGGGCTGTGATTTCAGCCCCGTTGTACACAATCGGTTCGCCCAGCCGGTCAGTAGAAAAGGCGGCTTTGGTGAAGATTCTGCGCTGGGCAGAAATCATGTTCATGCGTTGATTTTCACCATGACTGTGGCATCAGCTTCCGCCGCCGCAGACCATGCCACACCTGCGTAAGTGTTGCCTTCGGCAGTAGCCACAATGTGCTTTTCAGCCGTCAGATACACCTTTGCGCCCTGCTCGATAGCACCAGTATCCTTCGGCAGTTCGAACACACCTTCGGTGGTCAGTGCCAGCAGAACAGGTTCAGTGCTTTTTTCAGTAGTTACATTGGGGATACCAACCACATTCCCCACAACCACGGGAACACCGGCTGTAACGGCATCGGTGGTCTGATAATCCATGATATATCCTGCTCGTTCTCTCATATCTCTACTCTCCTTCATTAAGCATTATTGGCGTTCTTCACGAAGCCCTGTACGCCCAGCAGGTTGAAGCCGAAATCCATGTAGCTCTGGATGGAGATAGCCAAATCTTCTGCATCCGGTACAGTCCGGGAAATCGGGGAATCGTTGCCATTCAGAGTGGTGTACTCGATACCGGGAATTTCGGTCGGGTCTGCTACGAAGTAGTAGGCTTTTTCGTCTTTCTGGGTCAGATACGGACTCTGAATCATGGTCAGTCTGCCGTTCCACACGTTGGCTACCCCAGAGTTGGTGGCGGTCGGGTCAGCAGTAGAAGTCAGCAGTTGGGCAACTTCACCGGAAATAGAGGTAGGCACAACTACGAACCGAGGTTCTACGCCAACAAAGCCTTTGCCGTCGAAGGATTTCTGTTCCAGCATCAGCCGTTCCATTTCGGAGAACGCTTTTACAGACACATTCTTGTTGGTCTTTACCAGATTACCCAGCTTGTCGGAGAAGTTGGCGGCGTTCTGGAACAGTTTGTAGAACATGATTTCTTGCAGTCTACGATAGCCTTTGCCCTGCATTGCAATTGCGGCGTTTACTTCACCCAGCTGGTCGTTGATGAAGATTTCACGGGTCAGCTTGATGCCCTTTCCGTAGGTGTGAATCTGCGTGCTGACTTTCTGGTCGGCGACAGTCCCGTAAGTGAATTCGCCAGATTCAGTAGACATCAGAGTGGGCAGGTCATCCAGACCGATAGTGTACTTATAGGCTTTCTTGAAATCGCTGTTGGAGCCACGGGAAACCAGCCGTTCGAAAGTGGTAGGCCGTTCGTTGTATGCCTTTGCCATGCTCTTGTGGGTAAATTCGTCCATGATACCCATGAAGGAAGCAGAGGACATAGACCGACGCAGAACTTCTTCCGGCCCTGCCAGATGGATGGAGCGTGCCATTTCGGGGCTTTCCATGGTCAGACAGTCTTTAGCAATGTCTTTCAAGCTCATCCGGCTATAAGCCATGGCTTCCCGGTCATCGGTTCTTTCCAGACCGTATCTTGCACACAGGCCGTCGCTGATAGCCCGTACCAGTTTGTCACCTGCATCCTGTTTTACTTTGGCGTTTAGGGAGGGTTCTTTTGCCGCCAGAATGTCCAGAATTGCACTTCTAACACCTTCCATGTCGGTGCCGTTGTCGATGAATTCGGCTTCATGTTCGCTGTCAATGTGGTGTCTAGCACACAGTTCACGAATACCACGTACCCGCTCATTTTCGGCCTTTCTGGCTTTGTCAGCCGCCGCCTTTAAATCCGCTTCTGTGATTTGCGGTGCGGGCGGATTTTTCTTTTCTTTTTCGTCCATGTCTTTTTCTCCTTTTTCTTCATCAGTAAATTCTCTGCCTACACCAACAGTTGGGTCGGCAGGGATTGACACAAGGGAAAATTCTAACAATTCCCATTTGTCAACGACTTCGCAAGGGCCTTCGAATCGGCCCATGTAGATTTCACCGGAGCTTACTTCTGTAACCTGTTCTCTCATGTACCCAACAGATACGCCCCGCAAGCTCCCGCTTTCCACTTTGTGCTTGATTTTCTGTGCATCATCATCATCATCAAACACAATGTCGGCATAACCTTTGCCGTCTTGGAAATCGATGTTTTCCATTCTCCCAACGATTTTATCTCTGTCGTGGTTGAACAGTACGGGGGCCACTCCCGCTTCCGCCCTGTTAAGGTCAGCGGCTTCTTTTGTGGCCAGCATGATTTCCGGAACGCCCCAGTTCATGCACGGTTCTTCCGACATGAAGGATACACGAAAGCGATTGCCTTCACTCTGTTCCAGAGTCAGATTGCTTTCCCGTTTCCTCGCCGGAAGGTTCTTCGTCCTTGTCTGCATTGCTATCTCCTTCCTTCGGATTTACAGAAAGTCCTCTTTTTTTCAGCTCATTATATTCAAGCTCCCGTTGGTCGAGAACTTCCTGCCAGTCTTTCCCGTTTCTTGCACACACCTCTTGGAGCGTTGTGGTGTAATTCTGTAACTGAATGTCGTCAGCCTGTGCTTCCTTCAACGGGTCAATCCACGGCATCCCTTCTGTCATCCACTTGTTTTCGTACATCGTGGGGTCAGCCGGGTTGAAGCCGTATCCATCAAGCAGTCCTTTAAGGTAGCAAGCATCAACGAACCTTTTGTAAACCTCTCGCAAGAAGTGAACTTGGAGATATTTCTTCATCTTGGAGTAGGTCTTGTCATCTTCAATAAGGTTCTGTCTTGCAGAGGAATAGTTGACTCTTTCTACGTTCCGGGTGACACCTTCTAAAGACAGCCCGTGAGAAGCGGCAACCGTCCGCATTTGAGAGGTTTCATAGTCACTGAATTCAGCCGCTTGCCCTGTCGGGATTAAGGCTTTCACCTTTTCCCCGTTGTTAAGGTAAGTCGCAGAACCAGCTCTTACCTGCGTAATCCGTTTCCCATCCCTTGTGTTCGCAACTCTGCCGATAGGGTTTGTGGGCGTGTTTTCGTCCCGTTCGATGAACACGGACATAGAAGCAAGCATCTTCTGCTGGAAAGCTACATCGTTGTTGTAGTCCTCTAAGTCTTTGATTCTTGGAACGCTCTTACCCAGCGGAGTGATTTCCCGGAACTGGGAAGGCCGTTCTTTCTTCCAGAGGAACGTCACTCTTTCAGCGGGAATCCGCTCTGGTTCCACGGTTTCGAACCCGTTGGCATCAACAGTATTGAGCCAATAGGCAACGGGCTTTCCCTCACGGGTCATTTCTACCCCATCGGAAATAACCGTCCGGCCTTGCGGCTTCACGGGGAAACTGCCGTCCGAAAGGTCGTCTACTTCCCTCACTTGCAGAGTAAATGGAATGGTCTTGTTCTTATCGGTGTTGTAGACGATTAACACACCACCATCTACAAACCATCTGCGAACAATCATAGAGTACATTTCCTCAAAACTCTGCTGTCCTGTCACATCGCAGTTTTCCGGATACGTCCATTGGTTCCAGAGTTCTTCAATTCTCTTGTTCAACTTCTGGTTGGCGGTCTGGGCTTGCATCCCCAGCTGACTTCCTACTACATTCCTGTCAATGGCTTCTAGGATGCACCCAGCAAAGTCAGAATTGCGCTCTAAGTCCCTTGCTCTGGCTCTCAACGTCCTTCTGGATGCCTTCGCCATTCCTTCCGCTCTCCCGTCCATTGGGAACGGCAGGTCTTTTCGGGTCGGTGCTGCCGCTTCGTACCCGAAGTACATACTCCGGTATTGCGCTCTTAGAGCCGCTTTTTTAGGGGACACAATGGAAAGTACCCTGTCCAGAGCGTTCCCAATCTTATAGGCCACATTGCTCATCGGCATCCCCCATAAACAAAGATTTCTGTCGTGGCCATGTTCCCGTCGTATTGAGATAACTGTGTTTCAATGCTGGCCAGCTGTGCTTGCAAGCTGGAAAGGGATGCTTGCTTGACTCTCCCGTTCCTCGTTTGAAATTCTTCCCCAGCTTCCAGCACGTTCTGGATGGCCTGTTCAATAGATTCTTTTCTTTTTAATAGTTCTTCTTTTGTCATTCTTCTTCACCCCACGTACTAGCATTTGGGACGATGGCATTTCTATCAACTTCCTGCTCGCCGTTTTGGACTTCTTCATGCTCTGGGATTTTCCCAATCAAGCTGACGTTCATAGCATCTGCGGCCACCCATGCGTATACTTCACAGTCCAGATAATGGTTCTGTGCGTGTGCCTTATTGGGTTTCCACGTAACGGTCATCACGCCATTCTTCATGGTTTCTTCCCGATGCTCTGCGCAAATCATGTCAGCGTACTCTTGGGATGTGTTGGCATCTACTCTCCAGCTTCCTTCGGCCTTCGGGTCACGTTCCATCCGTGCAAATATCAGATTCTTGTATTGGTCTGTGTCTACTACATACAGGTTAAGTGGAATCATACTGCGCCTTTGGTCGGGAGTCACGGAACTTTTCTTGTACCGTTGTTCCATGGGCCTTGATGCACCCTTTACCGGGATGCAGTTTGGATAGTTGTCTAGGCAATATTCATATACATCTTCCGGCCTATACCCAGAGTCGATAGCATAGAGAGAAATCTGCTGACGTTCGTCAGAACCTTCTATAGGCCACCAATTGTCCATGACCTTCTGTAAGTCGCCCCATGTGATTGCTTCACCATTCGCAATTTTCTGTGATGTTAGGTTAGGCCCCCACGCTCTCACAACCCAGTAAAAATAGCCTTGCTGACAGTCAACTCCGGCAGTGAGGAGCCTTGCCCATTTCGGGATGATATAAGCCGGAATGTCCGTCTTTTGCCGCAGGACAAGTTTGGTTGCGATTGTTTCCGTCTTTGGCTTCCACGGTTCACCTAACCACGAATTGACGAAGTTCATGAGGTCGGCAGGGTCATCTTTTGAGCGGATGAATTCCTCTGCAACTCGCCCGAACGTTACCCATGGTGAATACAGAGCGTTAATGGAAAAAGCTACCTTCTTCGGTTTCCCTTCCGGAGGCTCCCCATCGATGCACCATCTGCCGCTTTTCTCCTGTTCTATCTTCTCTGCATCCGTGATGTGGTGCTGACAGGACGGGTTGGCGCACTGATAGTAGGCGTGTTCCCTTGCGTACGTCGGATCCGCTTTCTCACCCTTCTGATGAGGGATTTTCAGATTCCCAAATTCGAGCTTTTGCCATTGGCCGCACTTAGGACACTGGATATAAAACTTGTACTTCACGTCTGCCTCTCTGTAGGCTTGCGTGATGTTCCCACTCTCTACGGTCGGAGTCGAGGCGATGAATATCTTCCTGTTCGGCCAGTTTTTCGTGCGCTCTTCAGCCAGTTTCAAAGGAGAGGCTTCTCTCCCTGCCCAACGTGGATATTTATCGATTTCGTCCATGAACAGTTTCGGGACAGCCCACGATGCGAGTTTACCCGGGCTTTGCGCCCCGGAAAGCTTTATAAACCCACCCTGGAACCGCAGGACAGAGTTCTTCGAATCCTCGGCGTTGTACTTATCCTTGAGCACTTCGCACCGTTCCAGAGCTTTCTGCAGTCGGTCTGCAGAGAAGTCTTTGGCAATGTCATCGTCTGGCATTAGATAGAGCAGACGGGACGGATCCTGGTCGATTGTGTAACCGATGATGTTTATCCCGGCTTCTGTCGCTCCGACCTGCGTAGATTTGATAAAAACGATGTATTCAATCTCATCATCGTTCCATGCGTCCATGATTTTCCTCAGATATGGAACTCTATCGGTCTGCCACGGGCCGGGGAACGATGATTCTTCTTTAGACATCACACGATAGCGGTCTGCCCATTCACTTACCGTCATCTTTTCTGGAGGTGAGAACTTTTGTCTTGCGTGGGCGACCACGTCGCTTAGTTCCCTTCTCCAGTTTTCTTCCATTTCCGGGGTCACTATGTCCCGCCAAGTAGTCGAGGCATTCTCTGACTGCTTTGTCTGCAAGTTTCGTCACCCCCACCGTCGATTCTGGATACAACGTAAAGCACTCAGCTCTGATGTCGTTCGGTAGTGCAAGCAGCCGTTGTCTCACAGCCGAAAACGTGCTTGACAAGGTTGCTTCCACAAGGTCTTTCGGGATTAACTCTCCCATCATCTCGGCGAGCTTCAGCTCTTCCTGTCGGGCCTTGGCATACTTGAGGTCGGCATCCGCTTCGAGCTTCTTTGCCTCGTCTGACTTCTTCTGTCCCTTCTGCCTCCCAAGCCCCCGCCACTCGATGACATCTTTGAGGTTCCACCACCCACGATCATATTTTGGACAGCCTTGCATCTGCCAATCTGATATGAGCCTCTGAGTAACTCCAAAGATTCTCTTTAGCACCTCGGAGGATACGATGAGTTGCCCATCCTCAGTTTCTTTCATCAGCAGATGACTCGGTTTTGTTGTCAAGCGTTATCCTCCTTTCCGGCATAAAAAAAGGAGCTTTTTCAGCTCCTTGTTTCAATCATTAAATTTTTACGATACCATCTTAGCACATCACGACGGGTAATTGCGGGTAATCTTTTTCCCTTTCACTCTCGAGTTGATTTCCCGGATTCCTTCACTCGTCAGTTGTTTTATCCTCTCCTCTGAATAGGAAAAAGTTTTTGCCGTTTCCCTCCTCGATTTGTTGTGGATGAACCGTGTCCGGAGAATCTCCCTCGTGAGCGGGTCCTCAACAAGGTTGATACACTCGTCAAGATAGGCCAGCTCCATGCACAGTCTGTCCTTGTCTTTACTGAGCCTTGCAATCAAGTTAAGCCTCCCCACGGCATTCATCTCCATGTTCCCATTCTCATGCGTCGGCATAATAGCCTTAGCGGTCAATCTCTCTATGTGCTCTTCGAGTCCTTCTATTGCTCTGGAGATGGCCCACAGGCTCTTGATGCGTTTTTCTACTGGCTTCACGGCGCTCTCCTTGCTTATTTAAATTTCTTCAAGATACCCGTTTTTATTGCGTCGAGGACTTCGGCCCTTGCCTCCGGGTCCTTTATTTCGTCGATAATGCTGTCAAGCAGTCCGAGGCAAAAGCTTGTGACTATTCTCCCGTCTCCTACGATGAGAATATCTGCATCTTTCGGGTCAAGGTCATCTCTCGCATAAGCGCAGATTAAGCTCTTCCCATCCATTTGACAGTTTTCAAACAGGGCTTTTGCCTGTGCTTCAATTATTGCTTGGCTCATCAGATTCCATCCTTTCTTCGATCATCTTGAGGCATTGACGGGCTTTTTCGAGGTCTTCTTTCCCGTTCTTCATTGGGTATCTATAAATATATTTAACTGCACAGCCCAATAGGTAAGCATCAACTCCCATCGCTCCTTGCGTCAGTGCGTCGATAATCTCAATACATTCTTTCCCTCGCCAAGTGTAATGATTCGGATGCTCGATCGTGTTCTCTTCGCCTTCTTCTGCCGGGAAACTCAGATTGCTTAAATACTTCGAAAAGTCGTTCAGTGCTTTTTGAAAATTGTTCATTGTCTCACCCCATTGCATTAATCAGCATCATCGCTACGATAAACAGGATGCTCCCGATTGCCAGTACAATCCCGACTCCAACTAGCATCCCTATCAAGACCACGGCCTTCACAATGCTTTCTGTCTTCACCTTCTGCTCTCCCTTCTAATTCCGTGCATCATGCACTCATAAGAGCAGTAGTAGTGTTCCGTCATTTTCCCATCCTCTCCACGGAAAAACGCCTTGAATGGCCACGGAAGCTTCGACACTCGGAAGTGCATCAGGGACCCTTCGCACAGCACATATTTCTTTTCCATGTCAACCTCCAGCAGGGAGCTTGCCGCTCCCTGCATATTCTGCTTATCTGCTATCCCTTACATACGGGCCACCTGACTCTGACCGGGTCGAAGTTCAGTTCCTCGGCAAGCTTCACCCCCTTGTCAACAGGGAATGTTTTCTCTCCGTTCTTCCATGCGAGGAATTCATCTTCGCTCACTCCCAGGATGTTGGCGCATTGAGAGTCGTTGAATTTGAAGATTTTCTCAATTTCAGAGAGCGTGAACCTCCTGCCGTTGTCAATCGGCTCGTTTTGATTCTCCAGTCTCTTTCTCATTACACTGTCTTCTTCGGCATATGTCTCTTCGAGTCTCCCGTTCAGTCTCTCGAGTTCATTTGTTAACCTCATTAATATTTCAAGTTCACTCATTTCCCCGTACTCCCAAAACCGCCTTTGCCTCGTTCCGTTGGTGTCAGCTCGTCTACCTGCACCAGTTCTACCGGCACGTTGAAGAGCAGCTGCGCAATCCTGTCTCCGTCGTAGATACGGTTTTTTTCGTCCATCGCAGACCCTTTGTCCTTATCCGGGTCATAGCCTTCGTACAACATGGCTACTTCGCCCCTATAGTCGGAGTCGATAAGGCCCACGCCAATTGGACAGATGAGCTGAGTTTTAAGGCCCATGCCCGACCGGGCCATCACAAAAGCGTGGACTCCGGGCGGCATCTCCAGCGCGAAACCCAGCGGATATTTACCTGTTCGTCCGTTCATCGTATAAAGATAATACTTATTTTTTCCCTCATCGAAGAACACCCACTCGTCCTGCATCCCGTCACAGACACGTGCATAGCAGTCATACGCTGCTGCCCCGGCCGTTTTCTTTTCCGGCATCCTGCCGCCCGGGAAGAGCTTGATTTTAACCACGGGATTTCTATATTCTTCGTAATTGTCGTGAAGTTCGTAATAACCCTCATAAATTCTATCGATGTTGTAAAGGCTTGGGCGCTTTTCGAGGATGCAGCCGCCCCATTCAGATTGACAAAACGGGCAACCTTGGCAATATTTTCTTTCCATGCACGTTGTCTTCAACGTTTCCAGAAACGATCTGATGTCCTCATCCATTTTCTTTCCTCCTATTTCTTCCGATATTTTGTCTTGGTTTTCTCTGTGGTTTTCCATCTGTTTTCCGTTTCCACTTGAAAGGCGTTCCGGAATCCATCCATGGAATAATGAGTCTCAAAATCTTTCACGCCGTCCGCAAGCTTCTCTGCAATTTTCACTAATTTGTCAACCTTGACGTTGACGTTGATTGTTATCGGGCATCCCACGACAGGAGAATAGAAAGGGCAATTCTCGCAATCTTTGGCTTCTGCACAAGCGTTATTGATTATTGTAAGCAATTCTACGACGGTCATTATCCTTTCCTTCTTTACGCCCACGTTCCAGTGCGCCGATAGATTAACTCTCTGGCCCTCTTCTCTAATCGCTTCCTCTCTGCTTTGATATGATTTTGGCTGTTCTTTATTTCTTTCCGAAGTTCCCGTAAACAGCGAAGGGATATGCATCTTGTCCTCACTTCTTCCGCCTTATCTTTTGCAGATCGTCGTAGTCAATCCATCCTCCGGCTCCCCATCTGATGCTCCGCGCCACCCATTGCAGTTCGATGTCCGGGTATCTCCAATTGAAGAGCTTGCGCTTCAATTTGGCATCTTCCATGGCCCATCCCTTGACATCAACTGCAATCCTTCTCCCATCCCTGATGTAATCAAAATCAAGGATGTAGTTGATGGCTCTCTGCTTTTTCCCCAGTTTCACAACCGTGGGGACAAGCTCGTATTTCGGGTGGCATCGAAGGTCAGAGATTTTTCCTTTCCGTTCTTCTTTCTTGAGGAAAACGTAGTATTCAGCTTCCGTCTTGGAGTCGAACAGGATTCCGTCTACCGTTACTTTTTTAGCTCTCAAAACGGAATATCCTCGTCAAACTTCATGGGAACTTCTTCACCCATTTTTTCAAATCCTCCTGCATTCTGTGGCGCTCTGTCTTTCGGCTCGATGAATTCCACCCGATCGGCAACGACTTCCGTGATGTAGTGGTTTTGGCCAGTCTGGTCTTTGTATTGGCGAATCTGAAGCCTCCCTTCAAGGAGCATCCTTTGTACTTTAGAGATATTGTTCCCGACGAGTTCTGCAGTC